CCTTGCCGAAGCCACTAGGATTTACTTGGAAAACGCAAAAGCCTCTCTTGCTGTTGACAGGCAAATGCTGCAAGTACAGCAGCAGATGCGTTTTAACTCTGAAATGGCAGCGATGCAGTTAGAGTTTCAAAATCGTGGTGCTGGAGCCAAGGCCGGATTCTTTGGAGCAGCAGCACAGGCTTACAATCAAGAACTTACGACTGGATCTGGCGATCCAGCAAAGGCAGCAGAGAAGGCTCGGCAAACCAGAATGAATGAAGTAAACGATCAAATCGTATCCATGCGCGAAAATCTGCTGATGCTGCAAGAGCCAACTTATCAAGTCACCGAAAGCGCCAAGGCAATTGGCGGTGCTTTTAGCGATAGCTTCAAAGGCATCGTAGCCGGTTCAGCAACAGCACAAGAATCGCTTGCCAATTTCTTCCAAAGAACGTCCGATCACTTCCTTGATATGGCTGCTCAGATGCTGACGCAGCAACTTGTTCTTAAGCTGATTGGTTTTGGAATGAATTTGTTCACCCCAGGTGCTAATGCGCTTGGCGGAGCTGGAGCTAATTTCCAGATGCCAGGCCAAGCCTTTATGCCAACAGGTGGCTACGGCTTTGCAAGGGGTGGTGTTTTCACTAATTCAGTTGTCTCCTCGCCGACCCTGTTCAAGTTCGCCAACGGAGGAGCCCTCAGCAGCGGCGTTATGGGAGAAGCGGGGCCAGAGGCCATCATGCCGCTAACAAGGGGGCCAGGGGGCCGCCTGGGCGTCGATGCGAGCGGCTCTGGGGGTGGGGTGAACGTTACGGTGAACGTCGATGCGAAGGGCAGTAGCGTTGAAGGCGACGACAAGCGCTCTTCGGAGCTTGGGCGTGTGATTGCAGTTGCGGTTCAACAGGAATTGATCAAGCAGAAGCGTAGTGGAGGCATTTTGACGAAGTAATGATTACCTTCCCCAGTTACTACAAACCCGTTTACCCCGCCGAGAAAGTTGTTTCTCCAAGCGTAAGAAACGTATCTTTTCAGCGTGGAGGCGTATATGGATACGAACAAAGAAATGCCTTTGGTATAAATACTAATAGGGATACATGGAATCTAACTTTTGTTCAAAAAATATCAGAGGGATCGGAAATTTATGATTTTCTGCTTGCTCGTAAAATTGATAGAAAATCATTTAACTGGATGGCTCCAGATTCACTTCTTCAGAAAAGGTGGAAGTGCAATGATTTTAACAAGGAAATTTTTGATTATGATTCTGTTCGGATAACAGCAACTTTTATTGAATGCTTTGAGCCACCGCAAACCACAGACTGGAGCGCATTTGGAGTTGCAAATTGCCAGGCGCTTCCGGTTGCAACTCTAACAGCTCAAAGCAATGATGATTTTATAGCTTGGGTTTCAGCGGTTGAAAGCGCAGATGGACAGCAACTTGAAACAGCAATTAAGGAGGCTGTTCGTACTTATTTTGGTACAATTAAATTAAGCGGCAATCTTTGGAGCAAAACCAGACAGTTATTCTTATCTTGTGGGCCAAGGACACTACAGGGTGCGCTTGTGCCAGTAAAAGGGCAAGCATTAACTAATAATGGCTTTACATCTGGTGACTATACTAGAAAAGGTGGCTTAGGCAATTCAGGAAATACATCAAAATACTTGAATAGCAATACTGCTGTAAATACATTAAATGCAACTGCTAATTCGCTATTTTTTTATGGCAGCATAAGGTCTGGGAGTGGCGAATTGGCGCTATCGGGTTGGTTTGGATTGGATAGCAGCAGAATTATATTGCTTGACGAGCTAAGCTCACCTTATGCTGGCGGTCGCTCTTTCAGAAGTGGCACAAATGTTCCATCTCAAATGTCAGTTATTTCCTCTTCAGCAGCAGCGACATTTGCACTTGGTAGCAGAACCTCCTCTAATTCTTCCTATTTGATAATTGACTCAACTACTGTTACAAATACAACATCACTAAATCCAGATTTTAGTAGTTCGCAGACTGTTTATTATTTTGCACTTAACTACGGTGGTACTGCTGCTGCTTTTGCAACATCAGTCGGTCAATCATTTGGAATATTTGATGGATTAACAACGGACGAAGCAGCAGCGCTAAAACAAGCAACTGAAACATATGTCGCTTCTGTTAATTCGATTCTCTAGCAAAAGTTAAATATGCCTTAGGATCAGTTGTCCAATTGCAAATGAGACGATATCTCCTGCAGCCACAGTCAGTGGGTTACTTAGTGATCCATATTCAAGAAAGTTTCCCCCAGTTGCCGAATCCCAGATACCAAAATTTGTAATAGTTGCGCTTCCAATTGCGTTTGATGTAATCGGCACTACCACTGTGTTGCTAATTTCAAATCCCGTTGCTGGAGACGTTGCAGCAGCAGGGGAACTCCAATTAGACGCAGAAATTGAACCACGGCCAGACGCAATAGTTGTTGTTACATCAGCCGTTGTTCCAGCCGAGCTTGGATTTGCACTGTGCAGGCTAATGTAAAGCGTTCCTGGCGCCGAAGGCATTCCGGTTGATGCACCATTAGCAACACCGCGAAGCCAGTTAAGAGTTCTTGTTGCTAGGTAAGTAGAAAATGGCACTGTCAATAGGCTGCTTTGTTCACTCTACCGCTACAATTGACCAGGAGGCTAGGCTTGTATTTTATGGTTTCCTTTCCCAATTACAAACCAGCTTATTCCGCGCAAAGAACTGATACTTCACCAGCAGTTCCATTTCAGTTTGGAGATGGATATGAGCAAAGATTTTCATTTGGATTTGCTCTGACGCCGCAAGAGTGGGACTTAACCTTTACTGGCAGTGATGCTGAAATTGACGAAATAGATGCTTTCCTTAGCGCTAGAGCGCTAGATCAAGAATTGTTTGAATGGACAACACCAGAAAATAATTCTGACTATGGATGGATATGTAAAGAATGGAAGAAAGAGAAATTTGACTACAATGCAAGTAGGCTTACCGCAAAATTTCAACAAAGAATTGCTGCTAATGCAGCAAATAGGTCATTTGCCTGGGCTCGTCAATACGCATTAGGCTCTGGAGTAATGGCCTCGGAAACATCTTATGGTATTTTCAATAATATACTATCAGATAGAAAAGGAAATATTTATTATATTTTCAGGGTTTCCGTTAATTCAGTTCTTTCACTGGTTGCAATTAAAATAAACAAGAAAGGTAATATAGTATGGAGTAAGCATCTAAATAGAGTTGCTGGATTTGGCAATTCTGTCAACATTGATTATGGATCCGATTGGATTTCACGAATTGGTCCGCAGGGCTTGATTCTTGTTGCAGGCCAATCAGCGAATCAATCCTCAGCGGCATGTAATAAAATTATTTGTCTTGACGCATCGACTGGCTCACTTAAATGGGCCAAGGCTCTCTCAAGTGGAAGCGAAAAACCCTTCAATGGAGTACACGTTAATGCCAATACAGGTCAAACGTATATTGTATCTGGCACCAACAATGGATGGAATATAGTAACACTTGATCCTGGTGGCAACGTTATTAAAAATATATCTTTTAGTATTTTTGGTAACTTTTTTAGCTCTTTTGGGAACAGCATCACCCTGGTCGATGGTAGCGTTGCATTTATTGGATCATACGCAAGGCCGAGTGGCCCGTATTGGTGGGATCCGGCATTTAGAGGTTCATTTTATATTGTGCTGAATGCAGATGGATCAATTCAGCAGGCACTGACTACCATCGGTGACTCGACTGCTGGTACTTTTCAAGGAATTAGGCCAGGAGCTGTTCGTCAAAATGGCAATATCTTGCTCTTAGTTGGAAGTGGAGTTATTGAATTTAACTCAAATATGACTTCTGTGGTTTCCTTGCATCTTCAGGCCCAAGGCGGCGGTGCAGTTCATGTCAACGAAAGAGTAGACGGCACTATTGCCTTATTGACAAATCCAGGTATTTCAAATATTCCTGGCTTTGGATATAATTACTCAAGCTGGTGCGCTGCTGGATTGGTTGTGTTAAATAGCGGCATGACCCAAGTTGTATCTGAGCAAAACATGGGAATTGGTCAGGACACTTACAACTCTCCATACCTGGATGGAAGATTCGGCAACTTGATCAGTTGCGTGCCGCCCAATGATCGCTATGTATTTATGGTTCAGAATTCTAAAACTATTGTGTCAATTGATCCTGGCGTTAGTTCATGGATCACGCAGATCAACGGGCTTGGGCAATTGCAGGTTGCAAAAAGAACAACCGACCTGCCAAGAAATACGTCCAGTGACACCTTTCCTGCCATTGCAAACGCAAATCAATCTTCTAGTACACTGTCAACAGCTATTCAGAATGATGACTATCGCAGTAGTGTAACAATAGAAGATTTTACGCAAATAACATGGACGCTTTACTCTCAGCCATGACCCTATAGTAAGAGCAGGTAAAAGGAGCTGAGCATGGTTTCAATCTTTTCTGATCTTCAAGAGGTAGCCCCAAGTTCAATTATTGAATTATTTTCGCTTGAACTGATTCAGGAAATTCATGGAACTGATCTGGAGTATAAATTTTACGATTCTACCTTGACATATCCAGAGACAAATCTTACCTGGAACGGCATTGAGTATGATGCAATTCCTATTCAAGCCTCTGGCTTTAAGTATGCAGGAGACGGTCAGCTTCCAAGACCGACGCTAAAAGTTTCTAATGTACTTGGAACTATAACGTCAATTCTACTTGGTATTCCATCTGGTCTTGAGGGTGCAAAGGTAACCAGGATTCGCACTCTTCTTCGCTATCTGGACGCATCTAATTTTCCAGAAAATGCCAATCCATATGGAACACCTGATCCAACCGCAGAGATGCCGCGTGAAGTTTATATTATTGATAGAAAAGCAAATGAAAATAGAGATGTGGTTGAATTTGAACTTGCCACTGTAAATGATTTACAAGGCATAAGAATTCCAAAGCGACAGTGTATTAGCAGCATTTGTCAGTGGGTTTACAAAAGTCCCGAATGCAGCTATCTTGGATCACTGCAAACCTGCAAAAAAACTCTCAGTGATTGTCGGGCGCATTTTGGTGCTTCGGCACAACTGCCATTTGGTGGTTTTCCTGGAGTTGGAACTTACATCTCATGATAAAAAAATATCTACAATCTGCGCTTGATCACGCAAAGGCAGAAGATCCAAAGGAAGCCTGTGGTGTTATTGTTGTGATAAAGGGAAGAAAGAAATATCTTCCGTGTAAAAACATCAACTCGGAGCCGGAGAAGCATTTTTCACTTGATCCTCTCGATTACGCATTTGCTGAAGACATTGGAGAGGTTGTTGCTATTTTTCATTCTCATCCTGTTACGCCACCTAATCCAAGTCCAGCGGATCGCGTTTGTTGCGAAAAGAGCGGTCTTCCCTGGCTGATTGTCAACCCCAAGACGGAGGCGTGGGGAGAGTGCTCTCCCTGCGGCTACGAGCAGCCCCTAATCGGGAGGGAATGGGTATGGGGCGTATCAGACTGCTGGACGCTGGTGAGGGACTGGTACGCCGCTGAGGGAGTCCTTCTGCCTGACTGGGATCGCCCACCTTCGCCGGAGGATTTTGAAGCTGATCCCATGTTTGAGCGATGCTGGGCCGAGGCTGGTTTTGAAAAGATTGACGAAAGTGAAATGAGGAGAGGTGACGCTGTATTTATGAGCATCGGAAATACCAAGCTCAACCATATTGGTGTCTATCTTGACGACCAGATGATTCTTCACCACTTACGCAACAGGCTTAGTGGTAGGGACACCTATGGCGGTTGGCTGCAGAAATGCACCGGATGGGTTGGAAGACTAAAATAGAGAGACGAGGCCGGATCGCCGCAATGACTAAAATTCGCCTTTACGGAAAGCTTGCAAAGTTTATTGGTAAACGAGTTTTTACAGCAGACATTTCTAGTGTTGCAGAAGCCGTCAGGTTTTTAATTGCAAACTTTCCATCGGTAGAGAAGCACATGATTGATCACGACTACAAGATATTCGTTGGTGATATAAACATTGAGGAACGGGAGGTGGGCCTTCCGTGCGGCATTGCTGAAATCAAGATCATTCCAGTGATTCAGGGTGCTGGAGCAGTTGGGAGAATTATTGGTGGCGCCGTATTGATTGGACTTGCCTTCATTCCTGGCCTTCAAATTCTTGGCGCAATTGGTGCAAGTTTATTTCTTGGTGGAATTTCCCAGCTACTTACGCCAGCCCCAAGACTATCAAAATCATCAACAGACCCTGGCGACCCAAGAAAAAACTATAGTTTTTCTTCGATACAAAATACATCTAGGCAGGGATCACCAGTTCCAATTGTTTATGGAGAGGCACTGGTTGGCTCTGTTGTGATTAGCATTGGCGTTGATCTCGATCAGGTGAATGCGTAATGAAAAAAATTACGGGATCTGGTGGCGGCGGAAAGGGAGCACCCAAATCAAGGAAACCAGTCGAAACCAAAGACAACCTGTTTTCAACTGCCTATGTAAGTATTATTGACCTACTTGGTGAGGGCGAAATTCAGGGACTTAAAGATGGCGCTAAATCCATCTATATTGACAATACGCCATTGCTTGGCTCCGATGGCACCGCAAACTTTAGTGGAGTCAGCCTTGAGGCAAGGAATGGAACACAGGATCAATCCTATGTACCCGGTTTTGATGATATTTCAAATGAAATATCGGTTGGTGTAGTCGTTCAAAGAAGCACGCCAATTGTAAGGACAATCACAGATGAAGCTGTTGATGCTGTCAGAGTTTTAATTACAATTCCAGCACTTCAGGAAATAAAAAGCAACGGAGACTTGCTTGGCGCAAAAGTCAGGCTTAAAATTCAATTGCAATACAATGGTGGTGGTTATTCGACGATTATAGATGATACCATCCAGGGAAAAACATCTCAGCCATATCAAAGACAATATAGTGTAGGCATTGATGGCGCATTTCCCGTTGATGTTAGAGTTTACAGGGAAACCGAAGACAGCACTTCTTCCAGTCTGTCTAATGCTTTTTCTTGGACAAGCTACTCAGAGATTACTTACGCAAGAACAACTTATCCAAACACAGCTCTAGTTGCGCTTCGCGTAAGCTCTGAGCAATTTAATTCAACTCCGCAGAGATCATATTTGATCAGAGGCTTAAAAGTTAAGCTACCTAGCAACGCATTTGTTCATCAAAATAATGGAAGAGTTACTTATATTGGAGCCTGGGATGGCACATTTGGCGCGGCGCAATGGTGTAGCGATCCCGCTTGGTGCCTTTGGGATCTTCTAACAAGCAAGAGGTACGGACTTGGCGATCATATCCAAGCCGATCAGCTAGATAAGTGGTCTTTTTTTGCAGCATCTCAGTATTGCTCTGAACTTGTGCCGGATGGATTTGGCGGCATTGAACCAAGATTTTCTTGCAATATTAACATACAATCAGCTAAGGACGCTTATGATGTTATCAATGAAATGTCGTCTGTTTTTAGGGCTATGCCCTACTGGAGCGCTGGCGCCATCTCGATTGGACAGGATAAGCCAGGTGATCCGGTCTATCAATTTACAAATGCAAGTGTTGAGAATGGTGACTTTAACTATTCCAATAGTAGTTCAAAGACAAGGCCAACTGTTGCGGTTGTTCAATATACTGATCTTGAGTTACGGGATAGCGGCTACGAAGTTGTTGAAAATATTGAAGCCATTGCCAAGTATGGAATAATCAGGCAAGACATTGTTGCAATTGCTTGTACGTCCAGGGGACAGGCGCATAGGCTAGGTAAATGGTTGCTTTATTCGGAGCAAAACGAAAAAGAAGTTTGCAAATTCGTTTCCTCAATTGATTCTGGTGTAATTGTAAGGCCGGGGTCAATTATTAAGATTGAAGATTCCGTAAAAAATAATTCTCGTAGAGGAGGAAGGGTGTTTGCAGCGACAGCAAATACTATTACAGTTGACAATGCAACTTCGTTAATCGCTGGAAATAACGCAAGACTTTCGGTAATTCTTTATGATGGCACAATACAAAGTAGAGATGTTAGCAGCATATCTGGAAACGTTGTTACACTAGCATCAAGTTTTTCTTCGATTCCAAATAAAAATAGTGTATGGGTTTTTGAAAACGATTTAGTTACATCAACAACGTGGCGTGTTTTGCTTGTTGAAGAAGACGAAGGAAGCGGTGGCACCAAATATAGCTATACCTGTATTGCTCATAATCCATCAAAATACAATTACATCGAACAGAATGTTGCCCTTGAGCAAAGAAAAATAACCTACCTCAATGCTGGACCGGCATCTCCAAAAGATATTGTTGCAGCGCAAATTATTTACGAAACTGCAATTGGAATTTCATCCAAAATCTCAGTTGGCTGGACCTCTGTTCTCGGCGCCAATTCGTACAAGGTTTCCTGGAGGGTTGATAGTGGAAACTGGAACTCACAAATTGTTGAGCAAAATAATTACGATATCATCGACTCGGTTCCTGGTGTTTATGAGATAAGTGTTGCATCCATAAATTCTGTCCTCCAGGCTTCAAAACCATCGGTTCTCATCTATCAAGCATTTGGCGAAACTAGACCACCAGAAACACCAACTGGAGTTAGCATCATTGCTATTGATCAGTCAACAGCAAGAATAAGATGGGATAGGTCAATCTCACCTAGTGTTCTGCTAAATGGCAAAGTATTGATACGCCATAGTTCCTCTATTGGCGCTGTGGCTTGGGAAAATAGCCAAGAAATTATTGCTGGCATTGCTGGTTCAGAAGTAGAAAAGCAAGTTCCTCTCTTGGCTGGAACATATTTAGTAAAATTTGAAAACAACCTTGGAGTTCGATCTGTTAATGCTGCAAGTGTAACTGCTGTTATGCCATCAATGCAGCCAAGATTGATGATCAAGCAGTTCAGGGAGCATCTTGAAACTCCACCATTTAGTGGAACTTATACAAATATGGTGTACTCTGCTTCAGCGAATGAAATTTTACTAATTGGTACGGAAACAGTTGACTCAATGGCAGTTGACGGAAACTGGGATGGTCTTCCAGCTATTGATAGTATTGGTGGTATTTCGACAGCCGGTGAATATGATTTCGGCGAGACACTTACCTTGCCTTTGATGTGTGATTTAAGTATTAAGCGATTCTTGAAAACAGCATCTTATACAGTCAATGTCACGATTGACGATTATGCTTCTCCTATTGATACGTGGAGCGATAGTGTTTTCTCTGGAAGTAGCTCTGGTGATCGAGTCAATGCCTCTGTTTATGTAAGGGCAAGCAATGATGCTGGTCCTACTTTTGCGTGGGGCGAGTGGAGAGAGTTTGTGAATGCTGTTGTCACTGGACGCAGTTTTCAATTTAAGCTTGCCGCGTCAAGCACAGATATTGGCCAGAGTATTTCCGTATCAGAGATTGGCGTTGACGTAGAGCTTCAGCAGCGGGTTGAAGCATCAGAAACACTTACTAGCTCCGCATCTCCGTATGACGTTACTTTTTTGCATCCATTTTATCAGCCGCCATCTATCAGTATTACATCTTTTAATATGGATCACGCTGATGATTATACGGTTACCAATATTACAAGAACTGGTTTTACAATTGGATTTCAACAAGGTGGATCATACCTATCAAGACAGTTTACATATTCAGCAACTGGCTACGGTGGAATTGTAGGGTAAAAAATTCCAATAAAAAACCACCTTTTGCAAGGTGGTTACTGCAATTAACCTGTTAATTGCTTGTTTCAGTTTGGAGCGCCTTCAACTGCATCCAGTGCCGCCGTAATGGCCGCATCTTCCGCAGTATCTGCATCGGCAATTGCCTGAAGTTCGTTTGCTTTGGCAGCAAATTCATCTGCTGCTGCGCGAGCCGACTGGGCCTCAGCCTGAGCATTGGCAACAGTTTCAGCATCAGCGGCATCTTTTGCAAGGGCATCCGCAAGCTGAGCTTTCACATCAGCAAGTTCTTGCCGAAGAGAAGATTCTCCAGCCTGAAGAAACTGAATGACAGCAACAACGCGATCAGAAAGAACAGACATTTTTTTGGTTAATGAATGAACGGAGTGGTTGAGTTTTTTTACAAACTCGTAGAAAGCAAAGTCCATTGGACTCGATTGGGGCTCTGAGTGGCCCGTAGGAATGGTAGCCGTGGATGGTTAAGGAAGGCAGTCGCCGGTTCCCGGCCAGTGGCCTAAAATCAAGAAGTCTCGATACCGGCTAAAATGGCTCAACACGATTATGTAATTGATAACGCAACTGGGCTTGCATTTCGTGCGGATATCAACAGTGCTATTGCAGCCATCGTTTCACTAAATAGTGGTTCTGCTGAGCCATCAACAAAGTATGCGTATCAGCTTTGGGGTGACACAACTAATGACTTGCTTAAAATTCGCAATGCAGCAAATACTGCTTGGATTGTGGTTGGAAAGCTGAGTGCTGTAAATCTTGGTCTTGCACCAATTGAAAATCCTTCATTTACGGGAACCGCCGGAATTACTATTCCATCTGGTACTACCGCTCAGCGTCCATCAAGTCCAGGGACTGGCACTATTCGCTGGAATTCCAGTCTGACGAGATGGGAGGGCTACAATGGTACTGCTTGGGTTGGATTTACCGTCGCTTAATTTTCATGGCCTGGGTGGAAGATGAAACCTGGAACATGGAGCAGGGAGTTGATGCTCTAAAGATTTTTGAATTGTTTTCCGATACAGCTCAAACAACTCCTTGGTCGTTTGTTGGATGGGACGTAAATGCTACCGTTAGCGATGAAAAAGGAAAAACAGTTTTTGTTGTTACTGTAGAGACAAATCCAACACAGGGACGGGTAAGGCTAATACTTCCAGAGGCTACTGTTAATACTCTTAAGCCTGAAACCAGTTACCGTTACGACTGCTTGATGGTGCCCCCCGGTGCCACGCAAGCCGATGACAACTTCTTGGCAACTGGCCCCGTTGTCGTTGCCCTGAGAAGCAGCAGGAGGGATCCGTGACCTGTCCCGCAGTCGTTCGCCTGACCGTGCCAAGCGGGCCTTCCGTGGCACGCCTGACAGTGCCAAGCGGCCCTCGGGTGGTGCGTGTTGCAACGCCAGGACCTCCCGGCTCCAGTGCCCCCGTCTACGCAATTCGCACCGATGCGGCAACGCCGGGAACCGTTTATGTGGGTCGCGCTTCGGCTGGCTCAAGCGAGTCGGCCACGGTCTGGACGATCAAGCGCCGCACCTTTTCGGCTGCCGGTGTCTTGCTGGCCACCGGTACCGCTACAGGTGCGTGGAGCAACCGCATCAACCTCGCTTACTCCTGATCGTCATGGCAATTCAGAACCCCCAACCTCCCCAGATTGACGGCGTAACGTATGACTTGCTGGGTGTGCAACTGGCAATGTCCACGATTGTGCATCAGCAGCAGATGAAGCTCACGATTGCGGTGACGTTTACACCGTATCGAAATGGTGAAGCAGGACCGGAAATTTTGGAGGAAGGGAAGCAGACACTTGTTTATGGAGACGCGATTGCTCAGGCCGCAGATGATCCAGCCCTGGCGCGGTTCCTCGGGATTCTGGAGGCCGCAGCACAGCGTTTCGTCAATGAGAGGGTGTAGTAAAAATGGCTAACATCCGAGCAGCACAAAACGGAGATTTTTCAGCTACATCAACATGGGTCGGTGGCGTTGTGCCTGGCTCTGGTGATGTTGCCTATGCCAATACGTTTACGGTAACGATCAGCGATACGCGCACGGTTCAGGCGATTAGCAATGATAGCGCTACTGGAATTACGGCAGGGGGGACGTTCAGCATTCTAAATGGATGCAATTTGACCTGCACTAACGCGAATGGCCTCGTGATGCCTTTCAATAATGTTACCAATAATTTGATAACGGTATCATCATTGCTAGCAGGGCAAAGTGCGTTTATAGCTGCAAACTGCAGTGGCGGGTCATTTGACATTGGCAATGGAGCTACTTTTAATTTTTCTTCAGGTGGAACCCTAAACACAACGGGCAATCTTCAAAGCGCGTGGCGCAGTTCTGGACTTTTCAACATTTCAGGTACAGGTACATTAAACCACACTGGATCAATTAGTGTTGCTGGGGGTTTGGGGGGGAGCACATCCCCTGGAGTTGTGTTAAGTGGAAATGGAGCTGTAAACATAACTGGTACTGTAACCGGCAGCTCAGGTGATACGTCGGGTCAAGGATACGGCGTAAGAAATAGCTCGTCATCGGGAACTATCACAATCAATGGAACAGTTCTAGGATTAAACGCAGCTGGGGCAATAAATACTTCAACTGGCTTTCTTACCATAAATGGCACTTGCCAATCATCGTCAACCCAGCCCGCCATCGGAGCCGGTTCCAACACCCAAACTACCCGCCTTTCCGGCCCATTCCTACTGGGTGCAAGCGGCAACATCAACCCAGTTCAGGCTCAATCATGGCGGTGGGCGCCAACACAAATCCCCACCTACATGGAAGTGGCAACGTCTGGTGGTTCAACCAAGCGAAATTTATACACCGCAGACAACATGCCAACCGGCGGTTATCCCGTTGTGGCCAATGTTCGCCAGTCCACAGTTTACGGCCCATCGAGCGAGTTCACTGGCACCCTGGCCGTTCCTTCACCATCGTCGGTAGCACTTGGCGTTGCGACTGACAACACGGTCGGCACCGCAATCCTAACCGCTGCCAGTGTTCGCTCTGCTATGGGATTGGCCAGCGCCAACCTGGATACACAATTTTCGGGTATCCCGGCAGCGGTGTGGGCGGCAGCCACCAGGTCGCTTACCACTGCCATCCCTACGGCTGCCGATGTGGCCTCGGCGGTGTGGAGCGCCGCAGTCCGCACCATTACCGGCGGCACTGTGGACACTCTTACAAACAGTCCAAACGTGCCCTCGGCGGCAACAATCGCCAGCGCTGTGTGGTCGGCAGTTACGCGCACCATTACCGGCGGCACTGTGGACACTCTTACAAACAGTCCAAACGTGCCCTCGGCCGCTGCCATCGCCTCTCAGGTTCGCGCTGAGCTTGGCGTTGAGCTGGGCCGGATTGATGTGGCCACATCTACCAGGCTGGCGCCCGCTGGAACATTGGCCCGCGTCACCCTTGCCGACACAGTTACGACGCTTACAAATAGTCCAAACGTTCCCAGTGCCGCCAGCATTGCTACGGCTGTGCGTACAGAACTGTCGGCGGAATTGGGTCGCATTGACGTTGCAACCTCAACTCGCTTATCACCTTCGGGAACACTTGCTAGGGTTACTCTAGTTGATACAGTAACAACACTTACAAATAGTCCAAATGTTCCTAGTGCTGCGAATATTGCATCTACAGTTAGAACTGAGTTAAGCACCGAACTGGCTCGCTTGGATGCGCCAGTAACGACTCGCTTAGCTGCTGCAAATTATACTGCGCCAACCACTCCGCCAACCACAACGGCTATCGCTGCTCAAGTTCGTACAGAATTGTCACCTGAACTTGCCAGGGTGGCCAATTGCAGCACAGTTGATACTACCGCAACCACTATCCAGGACGCAGTAAGCGGATAAAAGATTAAATTCATATAATTTGCCGTGGAATCACAGTATCGCTGCAGCAGCTATGCTATCCGTGTTGGCCCCTGCAGCCAGGGGGCATCAGGCACCACCAGGAGCTTTTATGCCCTCCGATAATCAGCCAAAACCACCTTTTTGGCGCGAGGTAGAGCAGCAGGTTGCAGCAGGACTAATCTTGGCCGCAGTTTGTGGAATTGGATATATCGGATTTACCGTACCACGCCAACTCGACTTGATTCTTGAAAATCAAAAAACCATCCTAAGCAGGCAGCTTGCTGTCGAGGGCAGGGTTGAAAAAATTGAAAATAGCGTGATTACGATTGATCGAAGGGTTACACGACTTGAAGCAAAATGAATCGCTATCTTGGCTATTGTTTGGCATTTGCTGGAACTTGCTTGATCGCAGGAGCGAGTATAGGGGTAATGGATTGGATTGTATGCTTACGATATTCCGGTGGATCAGCCTGTAAAGCGTCCAGAACAGATGCAATGACAGCCTTGGTTGGGGCAGCAAACGTAGCACTTGGCGTTGCCGTGCGCGAAAACAAACTCGATCAATAGCATCTCACGACCTGGCGAGTAGAATACAAGTGTCAACACATCTTATTCGCCTTATCTGCGAAAATCCAACTCCAATTACGCAGGACGGAGAGCAAGTTGTTTTTGATTTAGATCCAAGTCAAGTTGAAGCAAAAATTGCACAACTAAAAGCGCTTGGCTGGCAAAATTTAACCGTAGTAAAACTTTTTTCAAATTAAATGTCAAACGACGCAATTGCAATTGCAACTAAATTTATTAAAGGGTTTGAGGGGTGCAGGCTCGATGCTTACATTTGTCCTGCTGGTGTATGGACAATTGGATGGGGGGCAACAATTGTCAATGGTGTTCCCGTAAAACAGGGAGATACAATTTCAACTCAAGAAGCCGATTTGTTGCTAAAAAATGAAGTTACCAAGATTTGCCAAAAACTTTCCAAGCTTATTCCTGTTGTTCAAAAATGGTCACCAAATAAAACCGCAGCTATTGTGTCATGGGCATATAATGTTGGACTTGGAGCTGTAAGTGATAGCACGCTTAGGCGGCGATTGCTTAATGGCGAGAATGAAGATATCGTTATTAAAGAAGAACTTCCACGCTGGAATAAAGCTGGCAGTGTTGCACTGCCTGGTTTGATTCGCCGCCGCGCAGAAGAAGTCAAGCTTTTTATTGAACAGCCTCAGCAGTCATCTTTACCAGTTTGGCCGCCTGGAATGGTTGGCCCCAAAATGAAGCCAGACCTAAAACCTGGCGATCATCACATGATTGCAAATGATGTAAACGAACTGCTTACTGCATGGACGCATGATGGCAAAAGACTATGGCGTATTCCATGCCTTTGCCGTGGACAAGGGGGAGAGGCGGAGTGGAATCGCCCCGGAACCGATACCCCTCCAGGGCTTTACAGGATCAACGTAAATGGTATTTACAGGGATTACGATCAAGACCCAACCGCAAAATTCACACCTGATCGTCGCGCCTATGGCTGGTATTCGCTCGACCTGGAGGGCCTGGAGGGACAGGAGGGGCCAACCAGCAGGCCATATCGAGACGGAATCATGATTCACGGCGGAGGATCAGCCTGCGGCTGGCCAGGTGCCTGGAATCCAAGGCAAGAATTGCATCCGACTCAAGGCTGCATTCGATTGCATAATCAAGATATACGAGAGCGTATTCTTCCGCTGCTTGGTCTTGGAACTATTTGGATCTCTGTTCTCCAGGAAGCCGCTTAATAGCCAAGCCAAGCACATGAAATGCTTCCTTGCCGCACATAAATTTAGTCCTCTTTTCGCCTTCAACAACAAACCAGCAAGCTGATCCACGCTCATCTGTTGCAACTGTAACGTATGGCATGTTGCTATGTCCATTAGACTGATTGAGTTGTGGCTGAGTCATGGCAGATCCTCTTGAGAGTTGCGGCAAGTGGTTCATCCCCGAACCCAGTCTGACTGCCCAGCTAGAGCGCGAGATGGACAGGCACAAGGCAAAGAAGCTTGAGCGAGAGGATATCGGAGAGTTGGCGGATAAGTTAATTGTTGACTGGTATCAGCACGAAGCAACAATTAACTTACTCTTGGGACGAGTGAGGCAGCTTGAGGTAGAGCTTGTGCTCAAAGATAGCAATCGTGAGAAATGAAGTCTGTTTGTGTGAGTAGATCGTCAATATCAATAAGACCTACTTCTTGTCGGGTTTCTTTGGTTTGCAGGTCATTTGAGTCGTAGCCAGCTGTTTGATTCTCTACAACCTCACACCCGAGATCTTCTAGTTGAGAGATTGCAGCGCCCCAGTTAGAGGCTTCCACAAACACTGTTGCGTATCTTCCCGTAGCATCCGCTACAAGGGCGACGTATTTATTGAAGAAACTCATGTCCAGCGTTTTGTCAGGGTGGAGATAGTGCCGAAGCCGTAGCCGGAGCCGTCGCCGTAGCCGTCGCCGTAGCCGTCGCCGTAGCCGTCGCCATAGCCGTCGCCATAGCCGTAGCCGTAGCCGGAGCCGTCGCCGTAGCCGTCGCCGTAGCCGTCGCCATAGCCGTCGCCATAGCCGTAGCCGTTGCCGTAGCCGGAGCCGTAGCCGTAGCCGTAGCCGTCGCCGTAGCCGTAGCCGTAGCCGGAGCCGTCGCCGTAGCCGTCGCCAAGGCTGTTGCCTACTGGGAAGAAAGTGGGAGGCGAACCTCCCACGGTGTCAATGGTTGCCATCACAGGCCCCACTTTGCGTCTACAGGCACTTTGAAAATGACGGATCCCTTTGGCACCACAACTGGATTTGCCATCTTTTTCAGTGTCACTTTACTGGACTTAGGATCGGAAATGACGCCGTCAAAACCAACGGATTCCCAGCGGAACACCCAGGCGGCGTTCGACAGGGTGTACTCTTGGGTCACTTCATCAAAAGTGGTGTCACCGGCAAAGATCCAACCGCGATCAATGACGATCACGTTGCGGCTTCCACTGGGCAGAACATTTGCACCACCTGTTCCTGCAGGAACGTAGGTGACGCCGTTGACTTCGATAGACGAAAGAGAGGTTTGCATGGCTGTTAGGAAAATGAACAGGGTTGAGTGATAATAATCAGTCGTTATTATCGTTCAAGGCTTCAATTGTGTCGCAAAGAACCGCGTGAAGTTCCTTGAGCCACTCTTTTGTTGCTTGGTTCTTCTTTGGAAAGTACTTAAGCATGCTGATGTACTTACAGATGCTTTCCTGCAGCTGGCTCTGGGAAAGACCAGTTACATGAACTTCTGTCGTACCGTCAGAAATCTTGACAGAAGGCTGAACAGGTTCTGCTGGAGACAAAACCAACGTTGCATTCTCTTGGTCTTCAGCTTTGATCTTGTAAACGTGAACAATAGTCTGATTCATGGCAGCGGTGAGTGGCGGAACAGGAGCAGTTTAAGGTCGTGCTCAGGACCAAGTACTACTTAACCAACGACCAGCTGTCCTTTATGTCAACGTAGTGCATGACCACATTTTTGATAACGTCCTCATGCAGATCATTTGTGTCTGCGACATCCACTCCTTCGGTGTCAAAGACATAGTCAGCTGCTTCTGCTTTGGTGATTGTTAGTTGAAACAGAGCAGCAGCGTACTCCGGAGGATCCTCCAGTGTCTGACTCCCCTGGATGTAAACCGCGTCGTCAACCATGGAGGTAACGATTATGTCTCCGGAAGGGTCGACGGAGACATCAAGTTCGTCGTAGTTCATTAGATCAATCCAAGGATGGAAAGCTGCTGTAGCGGCGGTACCTGTGCGGTGCGGCTTCGCCGTTGAGATAGTCAACATCGCGAGAAAATGTGTCGTTGTCCACTACTTCTACAGGAAAGAGATTATCAATTTTTCCGAGAGGATGGGTAGGTGGTTTATGCGGTGATGCGCTCCTATTTTGAGAGCGTTGGCGTTTAATTTCTGCTTTCAGCTCAGAATCGTAAGAAATCAGGTGCTGAGACAGGTTTTGTGGAAGAGCAAATTCCATGGTTGCTGGTGAAGAACGTGTGCGTGTGGACTAGCAAGCCAAGTAAAAAGCAAATTGACAAAACCTATCTTGACATGGCTAAAAGTTTATTTAATATGTAAACGATTCCATTTAGCAAGTGATATCTTAATGTCAGGAATTGAGCTTTGACCAAGGCCACGGATTGATAAAATTTGGTCTTCTCTCAGGGTTTCAAGTTTTTCAATCGTATTGCATCCACTTCGCATTAAAGCATTTTCAATTCTTACGCAAAGACCAAGCCACTTGATTGGAGTGCCTTCATTGTTTTGTTCAAGCAGTTCTTCAACATGCTGCAATAATTCCTTGTGTTCCCACCATTTTTCTGTCTTCATCAAAGCATCTTTAAGTTTAATTGAAATCAGTTTCCAATCAGTCATTATCTTCGCCTCCGTTTGACAAGAAAGCTCCGCAACCCCGAGCCCAGTTTTGCCCATGAAGCTTGCACTCTGGGATTCCGAGTGAACAGTCACCATATCTATCATCTTCGGCGTCTTTTGGCAAGTACCACTGAATACATTGACTGCATTTTACCTTTGCCGCTGATTGCTCCATGCGTGGCAGCTCAGGAAGTATGTGATTGTATTTAATCCCAAACCTGATTCTTCGGATGATTTCTCGATCAAAACCTGTTTCCGCTGCTATTGAAGCATGAGAAGCCATTGGCGGGTAAGAGAGAATTCTTGATACTTTATCAACAAGCTGCTCTTGGGTTAGCAATTTAGCCATGGCTTTGATTTTTTTTGATGGATGAAAGGTGCGTCTTAAGTGATTCCTGGTTAATTGATGGTTCTCTTGCAACCCAGTCTATTACCCAGTCTGGGATAGCTTGAATTGGTGGAGACGGTAGCTGGTAGGACCACCATCTTAATTCGCAATAGCTGCAATGATGGCGACGAATTTTTCCTCCATCACTTGGATTCAATCTTGTCATCACAATAGTAGACGGCTTTCCGCAGTTTTTGCAACTGAGTCTTGACACAAAAACTAAATCCTTGCAAGGGTGACTGCGTGTTCTTGATTTTGATATTTGCCATTTCCATACGGAGAATTGCATGGTGCTCCTTCGCTAAAAAGAGCTTGGCAAATTCCTTCATTTGCGTAAATCATGCAATCTGCGCCACTGCTATTACTAATTTCAAGCGTGAGAAAACCCTCCCACCCAGCTTCACCTGGAGTTGTATTAACAATGATTCCACAGCGGGCGTATGTACTTTTGCCAATAAATAAAGCTGTTATATTTCTTGGAAGCTTAAGCCTCTCAAAAGTCACACCAAGAGCATAGGTATGAGCGGGAAGAATGAAGTAATCGCCCCTTTCGTCGCAATTAAGGTTGGCCTTGACGAGACAGCGATCATCAAATGCCTTTGGATCAACGATCAATCCAGGAACATGACGAAAAATCCGAAAGTCATGCGCGGCAAGTCTTAAATCATAGCCATAGCTACTCATCCCATAGCTAACCAAGTTTCTGTATTGATCTGGAATTGAACTACGCTCAATCTGTCGAATTTTGTTGTATTCAAATGGTGTGATCATTCCCTCGTTAGCAAGGGAGCAGATGTAGCGATCAGAAAGAAAAGTCACCTTTATTTTAGATAATTGAATGCGTTGAGTCGTTGTCTATGCCGCCCTGGCGCAACCAGGCCAGGGTTTCGGGGGGTAGTGCGGTCATCTGTGATTGAAATTGATGGTGGCAACTAACAATAAACACAACCTGGCGAACTGTCAACCATTTCTGATATAAGGTTTTTTTATAGCTGGCGCTCAAGGCTGATAAACATAGTGCAACGATTGATTGCGGTTATTTCAATTTGCTGCAACTTGGTCAATCCAATGCCAGTCAAGGCTGCAAGTTTTTTCCACGAAGTTGGTGGAGTCTTCATTCTTTCTATAAGAATAAACTTACTAATTTCATCAAGATTTCCAATTGCTGTCATCAGTGACTCAAGCTGAATTCTTTCTTCCGCATCTTCAATAGAATTGCTTGTAGACTTATCGCAGATAAAATTCACAAGAGCCGTAGAGTTTGGACTTTCTATGGCTGAGCTATCAAGACTTACGCACGCTCTTGGGAGATTTGTGGCAGCCAGGATTTCACCAACGGCAAGATTGCAATTTTCTGCAATTTCTTCTGCACTTGGAACACGCAAAAGTTTCTTTTCAAGAACTTCAATGCTTTTTCGTATTTTACTAAGAGACTCTTGGATATTTGATGGAATTTTAATCGCATGTTCGTTTGAATGAATGCCTCTCTGTATTGCCTGTCTAATCCACCAGTAAGCATACGTGCTCATTGCATAACCAAGTTTTGGGTCAAATTTTTCCACTGCTCTAACCAAGCCTATATTTCCCTCTTGAATTAAATCCATCAAGTCAAGATTATTGCATGATGGGGCGTATTTTCTTGCGATTCCAACAACAAGTCTTAAATTACAGTTAATAAACTTTTTTCTTGCTCGCCTGCCAGCCTTTGCAATTCTTTTTTCGTCATCCGTGTAATCCATCTCATCTTTATCTGCAATTTTCATCCATGCCTGAATTTGCGTGCCAAGCACAATTTCCTGGCTCTTTGTGAGGAGTGGGTATCTCCCAATTTCGTTTAGGTATGCCTGTTCGTTCATGATCTATGAAAGCGATTCCATGTTTCTGAAATAAGAAGACGCTGGCCATACTGAATAGAGGCACTTGCAATCAATCTGAGATTATTAGATAGAGAAGCATCATCACGCCAGTAGCGCCTGATGATTGAATCAATCTCTTTTTCATCAATGGGATCAATTTTTTTCATTACAAACAAGGTCGAGGAGATATGGAGGCTGATACTTTGGTCCCTTGAGAACTTTTCCCTTGCTATCCCTAACTGCCATTCCATTGTCATCAAGTTTTGACATATTGCTAACAAATACTCTTTGCAGTGCCTCGTCAAGATCCCAGCCCATATTTTCTGCTGCCTGGAAGCAAACAAAAACCAAATCAGCAAGCTCTTTCAGTGCGGCAACCTTGCTGTCATCGTTGCTTGTATCAAGTCGAAAGAGCGACTCAAGCGCCTCCCCGTACTCCTCTTGAATTAAGTGAATTTGAAGATTGAACTGATTCGATCCTTTTTTTGAATTACTTTCAACATCAAAGGCTTGACGCCAGGCCGCTGCCTGTGATTGAAGAAGTGCCATGCCGTCGAATCCGCAAAAAGAAACCCCATCTTTCGATGGGGCGTGTGCAGCATAGTGCTGAATGGATCAGAGGTCCATGTCGTCCGAATCACCCTCAGCGGCCTCTGTGGCGTCCGCAGGGGCCTCCGCAGCCTCCGTGGAGGCCGAGAGGATCACTCGACCATCCTCTACGACCACAGACACCTTGGAGCCAGGCCCAAAGCCAGCGACAGCGGTGTAGCGGGCACCGACCACACAATTGCCCGTGCCGCCAACGGTGATCACCTGGGCGCGGTTGCGACGGGGTGAATAGGTGCGCTTGCTCGGGGCAATGGTGATGCCGCGAGATGCTTCGGCAACAGCCTTGTAGTATTCGGCTGCGTGAATCTTGGTGTTTGTGGCACCAGTTTCGGTATCGGTCAGCTTGGTGAAGTAACCAGCACCAAGGGCAAGCTCTTCGGCAGTTTTACCAGCAGGAGCGTTGGTGTCGGTATAGGCAAGAAGCTCTTCGCCGGTCAGGCGAGTACCAACCTCGCGGGTTTTGGCTTTCTTCTTGGCTTCAGTGGTTTCGATGGTGGCTTCGGTCATGTCCTCGGGGGAGTTGGTTTCAACGGTGGATTCGCTGGCAGTGTCAGCGGTGCGGCGTTTGGATGCCATCTGTGTTTCGTGATCGACTTCTGAAAGATAGCACACTATGCGGCGGACTGCAATGGTCTGTGCCCTGGAAGCCGTTCATCGTTGGTCGCCGTTACGGCAACTGCAAGAGCCGCCCAAGCATGGCTTTTGACGCCGTAAAGCGGTCCTGGATTGGCTTTTGTCCCAACCACTCCTATTGAATCAATCAGCGATTGACGAATATTTGTATCTTTTGCTTTTGAAGTTCCGCAAACAAATACCTTAATATTGTTCCTATAAACTAACTCAACCGGAGCATTTGGCACATAAATATTAGCATGTTCTATAAACTTTCCAATTTCTACGCATGTATTGAATACTGATGCACCAACGGCCATACCATATGAAGCAATCATCTCTATCGCTATATGCGTGGATCCATCCATCAAGTATTCTTTGATTTTTTTGTTTTCTTCGTGACCAGAATCTATTACTCGCTTGCCATCCCAGATGACATAACCAGATTTTTCGGGACCGGGATCAATTGCCAGTAGTCGCATTCTCTGCTGCCTGTGATTGCCTGTATAACTCGATGAGTTTAGCGATCAATGCTTTTCTATGCAGTGAGTCAAGCCTGCTGTGAAGTCTTTCAGCAACTTTATGTACTTGAAATATTGTAGGACTTGAATAAAGATCAAGTCTCATCGTTTTTGATGATTCCTTGATTCCTTCCTTATCGCAGCACTCTTCTACGTTTTTATATTTGCGCCCACCACCAATCTCGCAAAGAAGCTGTGGATATTGCGTGTAAAGCTTTTCTGCCATATGAAATTGCCTCCACATCTCATGTTTATCTTTTTTGTATCTAGTCGCTATAAACAACCTAATTCGCTTGTACTCAAAATACTCCTGGGGGAAATCAAATACAGGATCTTGCTCTTTTAGCCACTTAATAAATCTGAATGCGTATTGACTTTGCGATTTATCTTTTACAGCAGCTTTTGTGCAATTAGCGAGAAACAGGCTAATATCTTGCCTTTTCAGGCCAAGGCCATAACTTGAATTAAAGAAGAAGTCTTTTATTCCAGAAAGCTTTACTTCTCTATTTGCGAATGTTCTATAGCCAAGATAAGTCTCATTGCTCATTATCTTGCACATTGCCACAAAGAATGGCTCCGAATATTGACCGTTAATGATTGCGCCAAGATGCAGCCTTGCATCGGCCACAAGTCTTGCACCATAAAATTCGTCAGCTCTATCCTTTAGCACGTTCGCCAAGCATCAGTTCAAGTCTTGCCAAGGCATTCCAAGCAATGTGAGCAGCATGAAGAAAGCCAGTTTGATCATCAAAATCAATTCCCTGAGATTCTTGCAGCCAGTGACGCATCATTGCCTCTGAATATCGCTCAATTCCACCGGGAACTTCTCGCCATCCATTGTCAGTGTATTTTACTGCGCCGTATGTTCCGACAACAGTAACAGCCTCAAGTGCGTTACTAAATCCGCCCAAAACAAGATGTGGTCTTGGTTTTCCGCCATCAAGCTTCGCTCCTGGCTGATGCTGACCAATGCCAGTTGGATAAAATTCGATCATTACACAAGTTAAAGCACAAAAAACATAGCACAAAAAAGCTGCCGTGAGGCAGCTCTTGTCCTGGGCTTATAGGACACACCTTGACGAAGCCCACAGTCCACTCGGAGTAGATGGAACCACTTCGCTCCCTGAAAAGACCCCACTCTTGCGCTTTAACTTCATCACTTACCGCATGGCCCGAGCAGTAAAGTATCAAGCGCTGGGGAGGTGTGAGATTGCTCCCTATGAAAGCACCATGCCAGGAAAGCTATTTAGAATGGAATTTCGTCGTCAGTCGGATCAGATTCTGGCGCTGTCGCTGGCTTTTGCCTGGAATAGCTTTCCTCGCCATCAAGCTTTTCTGGAAACGAGAAATCTGATACATCCATGTAAAATGCACAATATTCGGTTCCATCTTTTTTCTTTTTGCCGGTTGCGTTTCTCACTGTTCCAACAAATGAAACTTGCCGTCCATCGTGCATGTATTTTTCAGCAAGATCAATTTTCTTGCCAAAGAAAGTGCAGTTGAAGTAGTGAGCTTGCTTTCCGCTTTTGACGCGAAGGCTCACGATTCCACGCTTACCGTATTCAGTATCTTCAACTTTTACGTCTCCTGTGATGTAACCAGTGATTGCTACAGAGAACATGGCTGAATCGGTCTTGGGAATTGGGTTTTTTCAAGTGAGCAGTAAGCCTTGAAGCGCTCGATGAACTCTTGCGCTGCTGCTTTCAGCTCAGGCTTTGAAAGGACATGAAATTGTGGTTCACGCCAGTCGTAGCAAACACAGATTACTCCCTGTGTGATCTCCTTGTCAAGCTCTCCACGTTTTACCGCAAGATTATGAAAAAGAGCATAAGCGCCAAGCTGGATGAATGCTTCACTGTAATGTGACTTTGCCTTGGCCTTTCTTCTTTCATTTCCATGTGCATCAAGCTCTTTGTATGACCTTGCACTTTTCCAATCCCATATCGTATATTGAGGTTTAAGAAGTTTTTTGGTCTTCTTGTCGATAGCAGCAAAGGTTAATCTAAGGTCTGGCGTTCCAGCACAACCAAGATGGCAAAAAAGCTCTTGCTCCATTAAAAATGATGGATGGCTTAATTCGTTTGCAAAGTTCTGTTCTTTAATACTTTCAAGCGTTGGAAGCAAATATGAAATATATTCGTGAATATTCAACGTAATAATTTCATCCATTGTTGGTATTTCAAGCCTGCGATCCTCCGAGAAAGTGTCTACCCCAAAATAGGCTTCAATCTCACCATGAATTACCGTTCCCCTTCTTTGAGAGCTTTCCATAATTTCTTGCCAATCCGGCTCAATATTGCGCCAAATTTGCAGGCCCTTTAGTTTGTCTGGATGAAACAACTCTATGGTTCTTCCCAGAACGCTGCTGACCGATACATACTCAAGGTCATCCTTTTTGTAGAAACCTGATTTTGGGTGTGCCATTTTACAGTATCATTATTTGTTAAAAAAGGGAATATGATCCTCAGTGTATGGCTCGTCTTGCGTTTCCAGATCGCGCCATTTATGAGTAAACTTGCCGTTAACTTCTACCAAAAAAGCTCCTTGAAGCACTGGTTCCATATTTCCATTGCCATCACCGCGACGAATTAGCCGATAGCAAATTGGAAGTGAAGAATTAAGATAAGCAAGTGCTACTGTTGGATCCATCGGTTTTGTGGTAATTTTGTTAATTTATGTGAAAAAAAGAATGCCGAGATAAGCCCTCGGCGGGCCACATCAAAACTCAGTCCTCGCCAAATGCTTCTTCCGCCGCTCGTTCCAGTTCATCAATAGAACTGCCCTGGCTGATCTTGTCCTTTACGGGAAGCTGGATAATTTGAGTTCCTTTGCTGTTCTTGCCTTCGTTGAACATTTTGATGTGATCAGGGCCAACAGCTTTCAGGAGTGCTGCAGCTTTATTGTCTGGAATCAAGTCAATACTTTCTGACTCAGTTATAGCAAGAACAGTCTTGATGCCGTAGGGAATAATCCCAAGCTCAAGCAGTTTCTGATTGAGTTGACTTGCCAGTGATTGGGCTGCCTGCGGAGCTGGCTTTGAAACCTCCCTTGCTGGCGCCGTAGCTCGCCTAGGCTGGGATTTGCTGGATTGTGAATCGTCACTACCAAGCACGGCATCCAAAGCATCGTGTTCAACAATTTCCATAGCAGTTACCCAGAGATAGCGGCGAAGATATGTCTGTACGGCGCCAAGGTTCTGTATTTCGTGGGCACCTTTTAGAGCAGCGCTGCTCATCGGGCTGCAAACTTCAATCAAATCGTCTGGATCCTCTGAATTGAAAATTGTGAGGGTTGCCTGCTCGTTGCCATAGGAAACAACTCCACAAAGTCCTACCTGGGCAAAGATTTCCTGAACTGTTGGAAGAAAGTCGGCAAGTTCAAAGTAATTGTAACCAGCAAACTTGTTTTTTCCGGTTTTTGCAAGCTTTTTTGACTGGAGGCTGATGCGAGCCTGCATCAGTTTTTGGTGAACAGACATGCTGTGATTGGTGTTGACACTTTTCAAGGTAGCATGGTCTAGCATGAGCTGTCAACCCATTTAGCTGTAATGCCGACACGCGCCTCAACCTCTCTCAACAGAATCCTTCGTGTAACTATCAATCTTTTGTTTGAAAAGGGTGAAAGCGTCCAGGCGATAGCTAATTTTATGCAAGGCTTTGTCGATAGAAGAATGATCCAGGAATGGTACGAAAAATATTGCGAAATTAACGGGCTTGCTACAAGTGAAAATTCAGGTAACAAAAGCATGAATAGAAGAATCCCAGTAGCGCCAATTGATTTTGAAAAGGTAACACTTGACGAACTTGAAAGCAAAAAGGACTGCTATTGGGATGATTTTTAGAAGTTTTCGTTTCGTCCTAGTTTTGTTTTTTTCTTTTTCTTTTTCTTTTTTTCCTTTTCCTCTTCCTTTGGATTGACTCGCGGATTGTCTAAGATGTGAATAACAGTTTCCGCGTATCCAGGCGGATCAAGTTCTGGTCGCAACGTAAAAATTGCAGTCCAGTTTGGCAGCGGTGCAGACATTTTTGAAGTGTCGTACATCAGACTTTCCAGGACGAATAACCAACATCATAGCCATAATCTTCAATGGCATTTATGATTTTATCACTAAAACTCTTTAACATTTCTTTGTCTATTTCTCTGTTGCACTTTCCAACAGCTTGATCCAAAAATACCGTCCACGGCAACGGACGAAGCCAAACGCCAAACATGTATTCTGGTCTATTGAATCTAGAAAGACAGAATATTGCATAATTTCCGGCTTTTATCTTGTCGTGATAATAGAACGAGCAATTGTGCATTACTTCTGCCTGCTTTCTTAGTTCTGCTGTATTTTTTGCGTAAGTTAGCGAATATTCTTCGTGCTGAAATCTTTTCTCAAGCGCCTCGCAGAGTTGCATATTTACCTCTTCTTTGTTGAACTCGTAATCAACAAAAGCATTTCTTCCTCTTGCTGGACGCCTAACATTTACAAGTGCATCATGCAATTCTCGGATTGATGTATATTGCATTTCTTGAATATTAAATCCATTGTTTGCGCCCAACTGCTCTATCATGTGAAACGTATCGTTAGTAATATGATAATCAGAAAAAGACTCTTTTATTTGCTCAATGCTTAGTTTGTCGAGAACTTTGAGCTGTTTTGCGGTCAATCGGTGATAAGAGTATTTATATGCACTTATATCAGACATCAAAAATCTCCAATCAATAATTATTCCATTTACGTCAACTGCATTTTCCTGCGAATCAACAAACATCTCAAGAAATTTTTGAGCATGATCCAAGGAGTCTCTCAATCTAATGTATTTTGCAATTCTAAGTATGCTTTGAGCTGATGAAGGGCAAGCCTTGATTGCACCAAATACAAGTTTTTTTGTTTTCTTTCCATTTGTTTTCATTGCTGCCCTCACCGGATCACTTAAGAAAAATGATCCAAAACTCACAGATTGAATAGTTTTTTCATCGAACCTAACTGTTGCTGGATAACAAAGTTGGCACATCAGCGAAAATGGATCACTACTGAGATTTCTATATTTTATTCCATTTTTAGTTAAAAACTTTCTTACAAAAGAAAGCAGCCTAGCCCTCTGGGCCTTTGGTATTCCAAGTGTAAATATCTCTAACTCATTTTTTATTAGTGGATTCTTGTACTTGCTGTTTGTGTTACTGTAAATTTTTGCAAGGTCTGTACGCATCTTATTTGGATTGCTTGTTTTTACGCTACCCAAGCCGTCACCCCTTCTTATTTTGTAAAAAATAAACCGCTTCTCCCCAGCCTTATTGGTGCGCATTTTTAACTTATACAGAAAATGATCTTCAAAATTTGATTCTCCGTTTGCTGCTGCATTTCTGGATCTACAGCTAAAAGAAATTCCGTCTTGGTGCTCAAATGCGTTAAGCGTATAGCTATTTCTTGAAGTCCTTCCACCATCTTTAGTTTTCCTTAATCCCTGGCGAAATGTTCCAATTTTGCGAAAACTGATATAGGGCTTTTGCCCCTTTACTTTGTCGAAGGTCATGCCCTGCCTGTGGTTTGTTGATTTGAAACAGAAAAAAGCTAACAGTTAAGCCAGCTATTGTCAAATATCAATTTTTTACGCGCCTCTCAGAAGCGCCGCAGAACCGCCAGAAAGTGGCTTGGCGTGGAATGGCACCAGCGAAGGGGCGGAGGCTTCTCCTGGACGACCCTGGGCGCCTCTCATGTCGCTCTGCTCCGGGTTGGGCGAGGCCAAGAAGTCACGCTCAAACCCGTAAATACAATCCAGCTTTTCTCTTACATTTTTTGTTGCTTCGATAACTTGCTTGATCTGCTGAATGTAATCAACAATATATCGTTTATTTGCGCTTGCGTATTCAACCAATTCACTCAGCACTGGAATTACGCACTTAACGTGTAATTTATTTGTGTAAAATTCATCAGAAGTCATGTCATAAAGCGCGGATTCATCTGCAAGATTTTTAATAATCTCGTATGCAAGCGAATATTTCCTAAGAAATGTTCTAGTAATTTTAACCGATTGCCGTCTATGTAAAATTTTATCCTCATAAGGAAGAAATCTATAATTAAAATCATCGACAAGTGCAAAACAGTAAGAAGCACCAGCAAAGCCGGATGATTCAGAGCACAGCGCAAAACTTTGCTCATTAACTTTTACCCTATCGCCAATTTTCAAGTAGCCAGGCGGTGCAAATGAATTACCGGCGTAGCAAAGGATGAATTCATCATTCCATCTACATTTATCATCCTTATCTCTTCCACAAATTGGACATGGATTGCGGCGTGATGAATGTTTCATGATCAAAGCGTGCTAAGTGAATCAAGCATTGCATAATGCGGTGCTGCAAAAATTGCATTGCATACACCAGTTGGACCTTGGCGATTTTTTACAACTGCATACTCGTAGCTCATTTGATCACAGCCCTTGTCGTAATAGTAAGGCCAAAAATTCATAATTACAACGTCAGCGTCTTCTTCAATTCTTCCAGATTCACGAAGATCGGCCAATTGCGGTCTTTTGTTCTCTCGCATTTCAACACCGCGATTAAGCTGGCAAACTGCAAGAATATCTACACCAGTTTGCAGTGCAACAGTCTTAAGCCTCCTGGTTGCTTTGCCAACAGCAAGCGCTCTGTTTTCGCTTGAAACCTTTTCAGAATCAAGATCAAGCAATGTAAGGTAATCTACAACTACAAGGCCAAGGCTTTTATTTCTCCGCTTCTCAGTCTTAATCCTCGATACAACCTGATCGGGTGTTACTTCGTATGTATTGGCAAAAATCATATTATTTGCAATAGATTCAAGATCCATGCCGTTGATCCTGTTTGCATCATCTTTGCTGATTTCTTGGCGAATGATATGCCCATAAGAAAGCGGGGTTCTTCTTTCGCTTGGAACTGAACTGTTGCCAGAAACGCAATCTAAATAATCAAGGCAAGAAATCATCCTATCGCTTACTTCCTTTTCTGACATTTCAAGCGTGTAATACAATACTTTTGTGTCCTTGGCTGCTACATCAAGAGCAAGATTCATCGCCCATGTACTTTTTCCGCTTCCTGGACGACCTGCAACAACAATCAGCCTTCCTTTGTCTGCTGACTCTGGATGACGAATGCCACCACCAAGGCAATGGTTCAATCCAGATAATCTTGTTTTGAGTACACGCTTAAGCAACTTAGGGCCAGTAAGAATTTCTCTTGACATGAGAAGTGGATGCTGCTCTGACCCGATAAATTTCTCACCTTCAAGCAATTCGGCGGCATACAAGATGTTAGTAAGAGCAGCTTTTACATCCTTTGAGCTGCACGTTGCATCAACTAAGCTCAGTGATTTGTTCAGGTGTTTAGTTACAAGCTTTCTTGATGCCTGTGTTCTCCAGATTGGAATAACAGTAAACCTCCAAACATCAATTTCATTTTCAACTGGATAGCTCGCAATATCTTGTACATATTCTTCTGCAGTTGAAAGCTCACAGCCAATAACTTGCTTTAGGCGTGATGCAAATGTAATATCGTTAATTGGCGCTTGACTGAAATTTGCAAATTCATCTTGCAAGCATTTATAGGCGCATCTATTGAAAAGATCAGAAAACATTTCCTCTGATCTAACGAGTTCCATAAATTCACAGATCCAGTCATTATTGCCAGTCGTGAAAGAAAAGTAATTATAGGCGGCAGCAAGAAAATGCTTTTCAATGGAGATTGAATCTTCCGCTAATTCAAATGAGGCAATGTCGAGAAGTGTCATTGTTGTGAGTGTTTGTGTTAAACAAGATCATCGGCGAATGTAGCAGATATTGATGGTAGCTGTCCAGGTGCATTCCGTGAATTATTATTTCGCTGAGGATTCATTCCAAATCTCTGCCAGTTCTGATATGTAATTGAAGTCCACTTTCTTTCACCCATCCTTGACTTTGCAATAGCTTCGTTGAGTTGCGTTTTTACAGCATCCAGTCCGCCATGTTTGTCTTGCTTGATTTTCAGTAGCTCCTGAATTAAGCCATCAAATGCTCGCTTTGTTTTTGCACCTCCTTTGTGGTGGGTAAAGAATAGGCAGACCAGCTCATGAATACTTTGCAGTTCACCAGGGATTGCCTCTGGGGTTGCCACTGTGCGTCCTTTCCCCCTGGAGGCCGAAGGCCGTTGGGGGGATATAGGGGGGTTTATAGAGTTATTAGACATATAAGGACTTAGTGCAGAATCTGCACTTAGGTCATCCCTGCCCCTAGGTGCAGAATCCGCACTTAGTACGTCCGTATCACCATCCTCACGCCGATTGGATGGTGGCTCAAGGTTCCATATTTTCAACGTATAGATGTTATTGGTTCTTTTTCCATCAACGTATTTTGACTGCTTTTCAAGCAACTCCTTGTCCTGCAATAACTGAGTTGTTTCAATAATTGTACGCTTACTAAGTGAGGTCATCCTTGAAAGAATCTCAAGGTTGGTCTGAATTTTGCTCTCAGCTCTCATGCCATCAGCAAATGCCTGAAGCACAAGAATGACAAGCATTTCATTTCTTGATAGCCAGTCTGGCTGGTCTATTTGCTTTTTAAGTATCCACGTTGGAAATCCAATGAATGGATAACTGCTGTGAAATTCACTGCTCATTGATGGTTTCCTGTGATTGGTTTTGCAGTTCTGTAATGATCTGAAGCCCTACCATGGCAGCCTGTATCTGCTGCTTGCAGATTCTTTTGTAACCAGCCGCATCCCGCCTTGCAATCATGTTTAGCTTAAATGTTGCAAGCTTGATAATGCTGTACTCGATATCCTTCGATCTATTCAGTTGCGCCTCGTTCATCATCTTGTGCATTTCTTGGAGATTTATCGCTATTCCAACCGGGTCCAAATCGTTCTGTGATCTCGCCGATGATTTCATTGATTTCTGTGTCGGCAGCAAGGAGAACTTTTTTGTAGTCGTGATGTAGCTGAAATTCTCTTTGATCAATAGAGTCAATTTCTCTTTCTATTTTTGACTGAGCCTCAGAGCCATCAATTTCATTTGTCATTTCAATCATTAACTGATTGCGTTTCTCCTTAATTTTCTGGACAAGAACTTTGTGCTTCTCTTTTGTGCTTACAAGTATCTCTCTTGCTCTTACGGCTCTATTGAGAAGGTTGCACAGTGTCGGATCAGGTGCTTGAATCATTTTCCTCAAAGTCAGTGTTAGTGTTTTGATGGTTGATTGAGCTGGTTGCAAAAAAATGACGTAATTCAATCAAGGCGGAAAACTCATACTCAGCCTTCGTCACTCCACTTCTAGGGAAAGCTGTTTACGATTATGCTCGCCAACCAGAAAGGCGATGTTTTGTTTAAAAATGTGAATCTGCGGAACCATCCACACTTCATCAGATCCAATCTGCATACTTTTGCATTTCCAGTGCGGAAACTCAACGCCTTCGACTATTTCTATCAATTGAAATTGAATACTTCCTTGCCAGCGAATGAAAACAATGTCACCTGGCTTTAGCGAGTTGCGTGTGGGTGTCACGATGCGGGAGTGCAGTGTGCAGCAGATTTCTAACATCTTTACAGCACAGTGTCAAGCAATTTGCATCAAAGCATTAAAATTCACACCATTCCTCATGCTCCACGGATGGCGCATACCCGACAATTCTTTCTTGAAAATCATTCATCTTAACTTGTGCAATTTTTAACTTCCAAATCAATGATCCAATCTTGTCAAAGTCACTTTTGATGGTATTTACTCCATTTGAGTCGATACAAAGAAAGGCTTGATCAAGCTTAAGTAAAAGGCTTTCGCCATTGGCAATTGCATCCTTCATTGATGCTGAAATTTCTTCAACCAATTTGTTGATAGTTTCGATCTCGCTTGCAGATGGTTTGATTCCTTGCATTTAATTTTTGTTTGCGAATGTGTAATTCAACTGCAGTTGGATGCGCCAGCTCCAGATGCCACAAAGCTTTGACGGCGCTTTCGCAGCTCATTCGGCCAGAGAGAATCGTCTCTGGCAGCGTTACGCAGTAGAAAAACTCTTCCATGGTTGGTGCCGCATTGATTTTGTAGGGCTGATTCCATAGTATCATTCGATTTCAGACATTGCAATGACTCGATGCCGAATCCAATTCATAAGCCGTTCAAGCACCTTATTAAGCTTGCCCCGGAAGGGTTCACTCCCAAGGGACCAGCCAAAAGGCAGAGTGCCTCCGTGGAATGGAAAAAGCGAGCCATAGATTCAATCAAGATGAGATTTTACTTTCAGGTTCTGAAAGCGGATATAAAGTTAAAACAGAGATGGTGGAATAACTACTGCATTACAAGAATTGGAGTTCCTGGCGAAAGGGAATTTTTATGTCAGGAGACATTTTATGTTGCAACAATGTCGCGCAAACAAGATGCTACTAAGTTTAAGAATTACTGGTATTGGTGCAAAAGAAGATCACTTGAGATATTGATTTGGTTGTTTGAGCTTGACGATACTGACTATTCATGGAAGTTGCACATACACTTAAGAGGGCTTATAGTGACTCGACGGCCAATGCTTTCAGAGGTAAAAAGGTATGAAGCAAAAACAAGCGAAGAAATTACATTACAAGTATTCGGAGAATGGAAGCATTCTATTTACTGAGGCGCAAACAAAGAAAAGATTTGCACTTTGCAAGGAGGCGCTATCAAATGATAAAGCATACACGCTCAGAGTTAAAGATATTTACTCAAGTCTTTTAGAGATTGAAGAGAACGCGATTCACAATATAGATAAAATGTACTTGTTTACCGAAAGATATTTTCAGATTAGTCAGCTTGCATGGGGCGGCAAATACATTGACTACAATAAGATTTCATCACCAATTGGAGCATTTTTTCCTTTTGTTCGCACAAGGTTTAATTCTCATCAGCCAATTGACGAAGGGTGCATCTGGATTGGAGGTTTTTCAGAGTTTCCAAGAATCTACGTCGGTAATAACGTTGCAAAGTGGGTTTGCCCATATTCAAAGTGTGGCTTTGTTAGAAAGGAACCATTTCTTCCCGCCGCTGAAGCAAAAAAGATTTTACCACGACTTATGAACAAAGTAATTTATCCCGATCTGGATGTTAGTTTATTTTGATTGCATTCTTTACCTTGACATAACATTGAAGATCGTCTATAATGAGCAAGTCTTCGACGAGGTGTATGCAACTCATTTCACAACAGGAAACTTGCAAAAAAGTTTTTCGCAATCAAACACTTCACGAATGGATGTGTTTTGAGAGCGAAAACATTGTTAAATACAATTGGACGGACGTTGCAATTCATGATCGCAAGATCATTGATGAAATGCGTCCAGGAGATACTAGGCTCTGGGTTATCTGGGAGCTTGGTAGCTTGTTTCTGCCAATGTATTGCAAGCTTTCACAAAAAACTCAACTAGAGGAAAGTTACAAGCTTACTTCTGTTGAGATTTATATGCTTCGCGCTTTCAAGGAGGATCATTTTGCAAAAGCACAAACCAGAGTTCTTCTGGATGCAAAAGCTAGTTGCAAGTATTACTTCATCACTAAAGGCAGTGATGATTACAGTAGCGTTATTTCTCCCGCTACTTTTCACTCTGTCATGGATCTTGTATTCTGTGGCAAGGCTAATCTCTTCACCTGAATCAAACACAGTTCAATGAAAATCCAAAGCGAGTTCTATCTTGATGAACTGATTTACATCATGCGTGGTGCAACCTTGTGCCTCAATGAGAATGCAGAAAATATCAAGCGACTTAATCGCAGGCATACAATTATGACAATCTTGCAGTTTTGGAAAAGAAAGCAGCTTAATGATGAGCTGTACAATCATGCGCTGCGATCACTTGCCGTCACTGAAATGCTGAAAGGCATTGCCGAGAAAGTCATGGAAGCTCAGGGGCGAGACGAAGATGGTGAATTTGTCACCATGGAGCAAATGATGAATCTAATGCAGGAAGATTGACTTGACATAACGTTGTAACTGCTGTACAATACTAACAAGCCCACAAGCAGTGGGCTTTCACAAACCACAACTTTACATGACACAAGCAGACACCTTGATTGATCACGAACTTAATTGCTTTGTTTTGTTTCTTGAAAACAATGATGCAAAAAGCTGGAATGCACTCAGGGCTGATCTGAGCGCAATCTATCTTGCGGCGAGCGGCGAAGAGGAATTTCTCTCTAAAGCCGTTTTTCGTGTCGCCACCTTTGTTGAAAGATGGCGAGCAACTTACTGGGCGAAGTATGCCGTTAATCGAGATTGCTTCTTCACCAGGCACCAGTCATTTGTTGCCGCAGCCTCCATGCGGATTGCTTACAGCGAAATGCAAGAGTTCAAACTGGGGAATCTTTCGTGACCTACTTCCAAGAATGGATCATTGAAGTGCGCGACAGCGAAGGAAGGCTTGACCTTGAAGCCGAGAAGGTCAAGCGCAAAGAGCATCCATTTCTGTTTTCAAAGAAAACTTTCAGAATTGATGAGCTTTGTTGGTACGCATCCTACGGTCAAGGCAGGAGCAATCCTTCCGGTCCAATGCAATTGACGGAGTTCATGAATAGCATCGGCATCTCTCATCGTCAAAAAACTTGGTGAAATTATGATGATTCTCAGTTGCGCCTATTCAGAGTCGGCGCATGGATGCAGGATTTTGCGTCCCAAGGATCAAAGTTGCTGGATTCTTGTTACGCCAAGTGGTTGCAAGCAATTGCACATGACAAGGCGTGAAGCAAGACTTACCGCTACAAAATTCGCAAACAAATCATGACAACTTACAGTCAATCACTGCAGCAGCTAGTACGAACACTGCTTCGGTCCTCAAGCGATTCTGATACATGCGAGCCGCTTGATGACAATCATGACATTTTTGATGTTGATGATTTGTGCCTGAAAAAGCTTGAGTCCGACTTTAATAGTTTTGTTGAAACAGCAACATCACTGATTCAACAAAAACTTGGCGAGTTTGACAACCTTGAAGACTTTTCTCTTCTTACTCGTCTAGGATTGCCACTGGAACATGATTACATTCTGACCAGGAATCACCATGGAGCTGGCTTCTGGGATGGAGATTGGGATGAAAAGGTCAGTCAAATTCTGACCGATACATCACAGCTCAAGCCAGAGATTGAGCCGTACATCGGCGACGATGGTAAAATCTACTTCTGAAAACAAATGAATAATCAACTCTCTGACCGCGAATTTTTTGTTACAACCGAAGCCCTAAACCGTTACGGTGGTAACTTTTTTAGGAACCTTGGGCGAGCACTTCGTCATGCTGATCAGGGCAACAGAAACAGACTCTTGGAAGCGTTTCCCGAAATAGTGAAAAGCTATGGACCGGGAACTGCTTTCTATTCTTCCTGCATCGCTGAATTTAACAATGAAAAGCCAACAAGTGATTGATCGTCCATGGGTGATCACACTCGCATCTCACTGGGACTTTAAGCTAAAAAAGAAAGTTCCAGATGCAATTGAGCGTGGTACTGGACTTGATGACTTGCTCGATCAAGTTCAGATTGCATACGAAGCTGGAATCGAAACAGAAATCAGCTTTGACATTGATCCGACGCCTCAGTATCTGTATGACGAAACTGGTGGCGAGCCAGCAATTTCTGCAGATGAAAGATGGCAAAATGCTTTTGATGAAAAAAGGAGGCTTGCCGCGTAATGGAAATTGAAAAAGTTGAAGTCAGTTCTGATGGTGATCTTGTAGTTACATCACTCATTGATGATGCAATTTACATTTCAGGCAGTCAAACAATGGAAGATCCGCCGGAGTATGCTTCGGCTTTATGTGAACTAACAATCAACAAACAGGAGGCCATCGACACTTTTTACGAAACAACGGGGACCGAGATTTTCGATCTGAATATTTTGGATGAGAAGACACTCAGGGAAATTGCTAAGGAATTTATTGACTGGAAGGATAAATGGATTCCAGTCGAAAACTAAAATACTCACACTGCAACACAAAAACAATGGATTTTGAGCAACACGACAAAAGACTAATTAGATTGCAGAAAAATGTAGTTGAATTTGGAAAAACACTTATTGCTTGGCGAAGACAAAATAACTGGACTCAATATACAATTGATAAATGGGCGTCGTATGCGGGATTCAAGTTTCCCCCACCTGGCCACTTGTCAACAATTGAAAATGGAAAGAATATGCACTTAAGACCGATTACAATTATTCAAATTGCAGAGGTGAATAGCAGAATTGCAAATCTAGTAAAACAAGATTTACTGGAAATCAAGGATATTGAGTTGAGAAAAGTTATCTCAAAGTCAAGGCCAATAACCACAGATGATTTTGTTAGGTGGAAAGAAGAGCACTTCTTTCTTCATTTAATTGGCATTCTTGATCGCCCATTTGAGCTTGGCAATTTTGTTAACGCTCCACCAAGGCGACCGATTGCCAATTCAAAGGAAGAGGCGTTTATGATGCTTTCGCCAAAGCGTTTCACCCTTGATCGTGAATTTATTCTTGTCCCAAAGGAAATGACAACAAGGGAGAAAAAGATTATCGAACTTCTGTGCTCCGAGCATGGATATAAAATGGCAGCGGAGAAAAATGGCGCTGAATAAAAAAGAAAAACTAGCCTTGCTTGCCGCAATTTCTTTCATGCACAACTATGGAAAGCACTATGTTCCTATGGTTAAAAATGGTACACAGGAAGAAAATGAAAAAGCTTGGAAAGAAGCTAGAGTTACTTACAAGGATCTTCACGCACGAATCAAGGCAACACTATGAGCGGTCAAATGAAAGTTCTTGTCGCCTGTGAGTTTTCTGGCAGGGTGCGCGAAGCATTTGCAAAACGTGGTCACTATTCAGTTTCATGTGACCTACTAGAAACTGAACTTCCGTGCTCTAGCAATAGCAGTCATCACATTGGCGACGTAATGGAGATTCTTTGTCAAGACTGGGATCTTATTGTTGCCCACCCGCCCTGTACTTATCTTGCTCAATCTGGAGTTCAGTGGCTGAAAAAGAGTCCAGGAAGGTGGGATTTAATGCTCAATGCGGTTGACTTTTTTAACATTTTTCTTTCGCACCCTTGCGAAAAGATTTGCATTGAAAATCCAATTATGCACAGCTATGCAAAAAATAGACTAATAAGGCCACACTATCAGCAAAAGGTTCAGCCTTATCACTTTGGCCACTTAGAGCGAAAAGCAACTTGCCTATGGCTCAAGAATCTTTCACGGCTAAAAATTACAAATAAAGTAGAGGAGCAGTTATTTGGACTTCACCAAGCCGAAACAGATAGGGTTTACTGGCAATCTCCTGGCCCGGAAAGACAGAAGAATCGCTCTCGTACTTTTCAGGGCATCGCGGATGCGATGGCTGCTCAATGGGGCTGACTCGTGCCGCCAGTGGCTTTCCTGTGCCACAGGAAGGTCGTTGTTTCCGGCCACTGGACAGATGCCATGCCGCCTAAGTTCACAGGCTCTCAGGGGCCTCCGGGGTGCCAATCACACTTGTATAAAAACCTTTAAGTCAATGAGTTCAAGGAGTTCATCACTGCGAATTGCCGACATTCTTGCAGTTCAACATCTTTGCGAAAATCGCTTTCATCGCAGCAGGTATGCAGTTACTGCTGGCTGCTTTGTTGTTTGCGCGGAATGCTGTCACACATTTAGGGGGAGATTTGCAACACTTGATCAATGGTTAATTAGACGCGATTCACTTAATTTTGACATTTTTGACCTTGATTGCGATGTTTGCAAAAAGCGTATTTTACCAGCAAAGCCAATAAAAATAAGGTAACCAATCATTGGCTTGACATAGCATTGAAAGTACGCTACAATACTGTCATGCGGAAGAGGGTGTAACTTCTTCCGCAGTTGTTCTTTCACAAACACAACACATGAACATTGCCGACTTTGTTTCCACAAGAACACCTCATTCTTTTGAGGAGTTTAATGTTAAATTTCCAGACGTTTTTGATGGCGCACAAAAGCCGGATCAGTTTGCCTGCGCTTATGTTTACGAAGATCATTGGTGGATCTTGTGCTTTGTAAATAAAGATGGACAACTTGTTCTTCACTGTCAAATCGAGTCAACCACTCATGTAAGCAAAAACCTTAGTAAGCTTGAAAAAGTTCTTTTTAACTGGGCAAACGATTGAGGTATTTAATTTCTAACCAAACAAGTAATGGGGTCAAATGAGCATTGATTGGGATGAGATGGCTATGGAAGCACACTTGTTTCCTTGGCTTGATTCGGATTGCATGGCAGATTCGACAACAGAAGAGTTTCCATTTGATGTTTACGAAAACGAGGATTATGATGAAAGTTGAAGTTCGTCATGAGTTCACTGGCTCGATGCGATTCAGGCTTACTTTTAAGTTGCCTCGCATTGGTCACTGCGTTGAATACATCAGGGCGGAGACTTGGACAAGGGTTCAATCCGTAGAAGCTCTTGACATGCTGCAATACGTTTACGGC